CCGGTTGTGACTACCATAAATATAGATATAAACGCATCCCATCTACGCGGATCCTCCATTTCGGGGATACTCATAGGTGGTGGAAGGGCAAAGTCTCGTTCCACTTTAGCAATATTCTCAAGTTTATCAGTTGAACACGTGACTGCGAGTTTAAGTATATGATTCGCATTTCTAAAATCGTATGGTATCAATCGGTTATTACTACTATAATAAAATTGGACACGTAAACTTGATATCGTTTTTTGTGATCCTGAATCAAAATTGTGTTCAACCGTATCGTCAACACCCGAAAAGTTAATCACATCCCCACATAAAAGTATACGCCCTGTATAAAAGGGAGTTTCGGAAAACACAGTTTTGTTAAATTCGTCGGAACCACTACTCAATTTAACAATAATTGCATCGGCACCCTGTAAATTAATACTTCCAGTTTCTAATGAACTCGAAGTTGATGATACATTTGAAGCTGGTAAACCTAAAACATCGTGTGGCGTGGTGTAACCATTTGTACCAGATGTATAACCATTTGTACCAGCATAAAACAAAAATGTAAAATCACTCGACCCTGTAAACGTTATAGCATTTGTATCTTTATCAAAAGTTGCACCTGTAATTATAGTACAATTGGTATTAATCGCCGAGGCTAATTCTTCTCCACTATAGTTTCCAATTGGTATAGTTACAGTTTGAGTACTACTACCGTTTGTCAAAACATCAAATTGATTGTTCCTGGAGTGTATGAGGTATTGACTATTATGAATACGTGCTGATATAAGTGAAATTTTAGTCACATCATAAATAGGGTTTTTTAAGTGAACAACATAATCACTTGGATTTGAATACAAAACAGGGTCTCGTTCACCACTGTCTATATCTAAGGTATGTACCTTCATTAAAATATAGGATCATTATTTTAATGAGTGTATGTCTCAAATTTTTAGTTAATTAAGAAAGACTATGAACTAATGGGTTACTTGAAAGCTGTCTCCTAGCTGTATCCAAACTCATATTTGTGGCATTTGGATTTTCGTTTCCCTTATAAGCATTGAATTTATGGTAATCGTTATTTCTATATTGTTGTGTCCAAGCGCCATTCGCAGCATTTACTCGACCGTCAATTCTCGTTGTATCGGAACGAACACTCGTAACCATACCCCCTTGGTTAAGTGCATCGGCACGAACGTTCATTCGTCCTGGACCCGCAGCTCTATTTGGTTTACCACGGCGGTCTTCTGGTCTGAAACCGTATTTTGTAAGTTCCTCGGCTGTGTACGCGGAACCGAATGTTCTCTTTTCACCGATCTTAGTCGCTGGTGTATTCAAGTATCCACCAACAAAGCTGCTAATACCTGGGGCTGGTTGATTATTGTATTGATATTGTTCTATAGCACCATCAGCTTTGTTTCGTGTTGGTTCCTGGGCACGTGTAAGTGCGGAAACGGTTCTCTTTGCCGATGCGAAATTTAATGTATCAGTTCTCGAACCAGTTTCGGATCTATTCGTTGTTTTCTTTGTGCGTTCATGTTCTGCTCTTGGTGTTCTACCAGTCATACCCTGTGCTCTGCCTGCAACTGGAGGAAGACGACCATGTAAAAAGGCTGTCTTTTCTGGTCTATTATGTGCAACTTCACCGACAATACCACGTCTACCACCCTTTGCATCAAAGGCTGGACCCGATCTACCGGGTAAAGTCGTTAAGCGATACGCACCAACATTATCTGGGTTAACACGAAACAATTGTTGATGGCCCCCAAACGCGGGAACTTCTGGTCCAAGACCCAAACCTGGACCGACGAGTTGTTTTTCAATTGGCGAAAGATTATTCATTCGCCCTGCGTCATACATGCGATTTCTCATAGACAAAACTTCACCCCCCGATGATCGTTGTTGTGGAGCAACTTCAGCGAATGACCCCATTTCTTGTTTTGAATTATATGATGGTTCTACTAGTGGTGATAAAGGTCCCAAATACTCAGCTTGTATAGAGACATCTCTATCCGAAAATTCCGAAACGATTTCAGGTTCTTCTATTTCATTACCTTCTATTGTATATTTTTCGTCTGGTTGACTTAATTTTCTACCGGCATAAACTAAGCCGGCTATAGCCATTATAGATATAGGATCAGCCATTCTTATTTCTTAGCGAGATTTTTATTGAGGTATCTTTGCTGAAACAATCCATTTTGCATTTCAGATCTGGTACTCGATGGTTCATAGGATCGTGATCTAAGTGGTAATTTACACTGAACATTTTGGAGTGGGTGAAAGTTTCTTTCATAAGTCTTTGCTAAAACTTTATTGAAACGAGATGTACTTTGTGGTCTGAGCTGATCAGATGTGTCAATATACTGTGCTGGGGAACCTTTACCCGCCATATATGGAGCGGTCCCATATAACATGGTATTTGGTCTATGTGATGTATAGTTAAGGGTACTGGGCTGAGGATATACAATAACTTCTTCGGTCGCACAAACGGCGGGAACCGCGTGATCTTGAACCACTTTCATTCCTGGTTGGAGTTGATACGCCATTTATTATTACAAAAGATTTTGTTTATGGAAATCGAGTATCTACTACTTTATTATTAAATTCTTTAAAATTAAGGGGCTAATCCTGAACCTCTATGCATACCACTTCTTTTATCACCGTTTGGATCAAGTCCCGCGAACGCTTCGAGTTGAACCCCTCTCGCGTCTGGGTTACACAATCGTGGGTCTTGGCGACACGTATTATCTCGTTTACCATGAATAAATTCATAATATGGTGTGCTGCCGATGGACGTATCTGGCATACTTACAAACTGTCTCGATAGTGCGTTTCTTTGATATTCGGGCATACTTGAACGCGAACGGGATGGTCCATATTTAATATCACCTGTAAGGAAATTGTTTACTGAGGTTTTTACGGTTGGGTAATGACACGCCTGTGGTCTATCTGGTCTATCTGTATAATCCGACACGAGAACATTTCCCATGGGGTTATCCTTTGTTGGTATAGAACACGAATTATCTACATTATTGTATACATTTGTTGGTCGTATAACACCCTCCTTCACCATATTAGATTTTTCCATTATATAAAGAACACCGAGTGCAGTTGCACCCAAAACAAATATACGTGGATCACGTCTTATGAGATAAATTATACATGTTGCATAAATAATAAAACGAGCTGATGCGTTAACACGGTCTGCTGAAGTTTGTGTCTTTGACGGCCAAAATTCATGAACTTTTTCTACTCGAACCAATTGTTTTGGATCTTCAAACCAGGATGTCATTTATATATAGTGAGTTTATTTTTTCATCATACCACCCAACATACCCTGCATCGTTTTCATCAATGCAGCTTCGTCAAGTTGACTTCCATCTTCTCCCATTTTATCTGCACACTGTTTTGCAACTGTCTCAATCATAGAAAGTGTGTCTTCTGGGATAGAATTAATGGTTGTACCGAGCATGTAGAGCGTCTGAACATATTGCCAAATCGCACTTTTTGTGTTCTCTGAAGCAGTTCCCCAATGTTTTTCAAGGTTTACACCTTTCATGAAATCTAAATTCTTGGATTCTTCAATGAAAAATGTCTCGTCTTTAGCCGAAATCTTATCAGCGTACGGTGCAACGCCATTCATAAACCCATCTACGACTAAGCGTGGGTTAGAAGCTTTCATTAAATCGAAAGCCGATAAACATTTTTTCAAGCCTTTTTCTTCTGGAAATGTCTTGTGTAATTCCACAAGAAATTGACCCATCATATCATTGAATGCGGTCACGGAAGTCATATTATATTGTAAATACGTATATTATCTTTAAGTCAGAAAATTAAAATGGTTCCGTTGATATGGTCTCTTTCTTACCTAGTCCGTTAGTAACAATAAAAAATACTAAAATTGCGGTGAGTGCAGCTGGTTTTGTGTATGCACTTACGGGAAGCTTACCTTCGTTGTTGATCTTTGCTTTAAAGTGTATGTATCCTGCGGTTATAAAACCGGCGATTATTCCGGCCCACGCGGGGTCTCTTAAATAGTCTTCGAACTCCATTTAATAGTACCCAACTTTTTTTGCACGGGTTTCGGATGCGTCTGGAAATAAAACACCTTCTTCTTCTTCCTGTTGTGGTTGTGGTTTTGTTGCAATAGTTCGAAATTCGTTATCGAATGGGGATGCACGGTCTTGTTCTGGTTCCATCATTTGTTCTGATACTAGAGGTTCCATAGATTGCTCCATTGGAGGTTCCATAGATTGCTCCATTGGAGGTTCCATAGATTGTTCCATTGGAGGTTCGGCATCAAATGGCTCTTCTGACGTTTCCTCTTCATACCCATCAATGAGGTCGGGGTCTTCAGAATCACCAACTTCAGCTTGATCGAGATCTAAATCCTGTCCCTCTTGTGTTTGAGACATATATGTTTGTAAAATTTGTTGTACGGGTATGAGTTCTTTTACGGATGTTTCGATACATACACAAAAACGCTCGTATAATTTATCGTTTCTGGCGTGTTCGTTTTGCGTTTCGTGATAAATATATGGGTCTCTATACAGATCTTTGGCGACGTTGTTATAACACGTTTGAATGAAAACTTCATTCGTTGGAAGTTTCAATGAGATTTTCTTATTATCTTTATTCAATCGAACCGCTGATAAAATTTTAACACAGCTTACAAAAACAGCAGCTAACAGGTCATTAAACCACGCACATCTATTTGATATATTATCCGTGTGTTGTTTAGACATAGCATCGCTCCAATTTGGAACTTCTTTCAGAAGTTTTTGGTACATTACGAGAACCTTTCTACCTTTTGTAAGTTTATATGCTTCTTCATACATGGTTTCATACGTTTCGATCATAACTGGACACATAAGTAAACATAATTGTCCTATGTATTCACGTTTTGCCTCGACGAGTATATTTAAAGGGTCACTCATATTTGTAGTATATTTACATATTTAAACTTTAAGTCTCACGCATTACTTATTTTCCCCTGTATTTATTTGCTGCTTTTTTAAGGTTTCTCTTTTCAGCTATACGTGTTATTTCATCAATACTGATCATTATAATTATTTTAGAGTTTTAAATGTTAATTTTACCGTACATCGAATTTGAGTCATGTATAACCTTATCTATTAATTTTGTATTTTTAATCATATCAAGTTCACTCCGTCTAACTTCTGTATAATCTTCGAATTCTTTACCCTTTATAGATTTTTGATAAATACTTGGGTCTAAAGGGGGTTTATATTCGATGGGTTGTGTTGTTATGTTTAATACAACAGCTTTTCCTTCGATGATTCGTAAATCAGACGTAACGGAAAACCCTAATGCAAACCCTTTATGTTTCACTGACATAAACACACATCTGTATTTTTCCTGATTACTTTTCTTATTTACGTATTTTTTTACAGATAATGTTTCGATAATATACGTACAAAGACCAGTTTTTTTAGAAACTTCTTTATTTGTTGCGAGAACCATCTCTTGCATGAGATCATTTGATATATCAAGTTCTTCACCTGATTCTTCATAATCAGATAATTCCGTATCAGAACCTTTCAATAATACTGGGTTTTCTGGTTTAATTTCCACCCTGGACATGGTCACAAATACAATGAGTGGAGTAAGTATTAATAATATCAATAGTATGATATTCATTATTTAATATTAATAATTATTTTTATTTATACTAATAATAGAACAAAATGTTTGTCACTTTTAGTGATTAGTAAAAAGAAAAATTATTTTTGAAATTGAACACCTTTCTCGAAGGAGATACTATATATATATTAAAAAAAGTTTTTTGTGGTAATCAGTAAAAGTGACAAACTTTTTGTTTTTTTGTGTATCTCATGTGTATAAAAAAATGAGTAAAATTGTGTTTTTTTTCGATAAAAAAAAGTAAACTCTATTTTAAGATATGTCCCTTCTAATTTATAGTCCACAGTGTAATCATAGTTTGGATATAATTGATTATATTAATAAACACGAACAACTCAAGCAAATTGTTAAATATCATAATATCAATAAATTAGGTATACCACCCCAATATAAAAATAAAATTACACGTGTTCCAACCATGCTTACTAAAAATGGTAAGCTTTTAGTCGGTAATGAAATACGAAATTGGTTAGAATCACTTTTACCCGTGAAGGAATTAGAGACATGTAACTTTGGTGGTTGTTCAACAACAACTTTAGAAGGAGATGGAGAAGGTTCAGGAGACTTATTTGGTTTAGATGATTATGGTAGAACTTTACAACCGGCCATGACCCCAGAACTCGAAGATAAGATCAGTCAGAGTGTATCGGATGCATACAATAAGAATATAAAGAATTAAAACTTGTATATTTTAGATATGAAATTGGCAACAATTCAGGCGAGTGCCATAAAATCAACCTTTGAAGTACTCAAGGATATACTAAACGATGTAAATATATACTTTAAACCCGATGGTATATACATCGTAACTCTCGATACAGCGCGTACATCGTTAGTAGATATGTACCTCTCATCCGATAATTTCGAAGAATATACATGTGAAACTGATATAATCGCGGGTATAAATGTCGCGAATACATTTAAACTTCTTAAATCGATAACAAATAATGATGTTCTCGTAATGTCTATAAATTGTAAAGAGTTTATGAATATAGAAATTCATAATGAATCGAAGAAAACATGTACTAAATTTGCTCTAAAATTACTCGATATAAATGAAAATCAGATCGAGGTACCAGATATGACCATGACTACTATTACACCAATGGCATCTATGGATTTTCAAAGAATATGTAGAGATATGCATAATATTGGTAATATTATAGAAATAACCAGGGAAGGTACACATCTCAAACTACAATGTATGGGTGATTTTGCGAATCAGGAAACGAATATTGAATGTACGGAAGAAAGTCCCAAAATTTCGGGTGAATATTCCCTTCGATACATGAATATATTTACAAAAGCGACGAGTATGTGTTCTACAGTACAAATTATGCAGGAAGAACAGAATAGATTTTTGATATTAAAATATAACGTTGCTAATTTAGGTGAGTTGAAATTTTACTTAGCAACTAAGGTACCTGAAGATCAGTAATACACCCATCTACGGTACTTACAACTTTCGTCATACCAATTGCACTTTTTAATTTTATTTTTGGGAATTCATTTTCAAGTGTGTCTATGTCATAATATAACATATCTCTAATTTTAACTTTTTCATTGTGAAAATCTTTACGTGGACCTGCGTATCGTTTAATTTTGTTTAAAATGTCCTTAACCGGTTTATCATCCGAATCGAGCAAAACAGCTGAAACGATTGGTATGTTAAATACAACTCCACTTTTACGTGGTGGTGGCCATTGGTGATCCATATCATACGTCAAATATTTGTACATAGTGTTATTGTACCAATATTTAACACGAACGACAGTTTTCGTAACATTTTCAGGAATTGTTGTATCTTTATAATTTGAAAAATTTAATGTTTTGAAAACACTTTCGGTCTCATCATCCCATTCGTTACGCTCTTCGTACCAGAATTCATCGAGTTCTTCTGGTAAAGGTGTTTTTGTGTAATCTAAAAAATATTCCATAGACGAATCCGCAATTCTATAGTCTGGTGTGGAAAATACGGATTGTAGTGTTGAGTAAACCCAAATAATAACGTTAGTTAAAAGATTACCGAGCATTCTATTTAATTAATATGGAAGGTAATTTTTTAAGTAGGTACAATAATAAAATTGAAACATGGGATAAATCTATTCGAGAAGACCCTATCAATAAATCAAAATACGAATCTGAAATGTCTGAATATATAATTCAGTGTATGCCGTATTTGGAGATGTATACTGACGAGCTTAAAAAAGAAGTAAATACCGATAATGTTTTCAATTGTAAAGAAACAGTTGGGCTACAGAGAAAAGACATATTTAATGATTATTTAATAGATGTAGAAAAGTTAAATATAGATAGACCCATAGAAAAGAAGCGTGAAGTGTGCTCCGTGTGTCCCGCGAGTAACGTATTTCATTTTGCAGATACAAGTGATCTCGTATGTGATAATTGTGGTATGATTTTAGCAACACTTATAAGTGAAGAGTTAACCTATAGAGAAGAACAGGAAACGTCCGAAAAGATAGTCAATTATTCGTATAAACGTGAAAATCATTTTAATGAATGGTTATCACAGTTTCAGGCACAGGAGACCACAACTATACCACCCGAAGTAATAGAACAACTACGAAACGAACTCAAAAAAATAAAAGTAAAAGTTTTAGATGAAATAACACACGCACGTGTTCGTACCCTTCTCAAAAAACTGAAACTCAATAAATATTACGAACACGTTCCATATATAACCAATATCATAAGTGGTGTAAAACCACCATCTATGCCTCAGGAACTTGAAGAGAGACTGCGTATAATGTTCAAGGATATACAAAAACCGTTCGATGATAATTGTCCGAGTGAACGTAAAAACTTTTTGAGTTATTCATACGTACTTTATAAGTTTTGTGAACTTTTGAGTGAAGATAAATATCTTAAATATTTTCCACTTTTAAAATCCAAAGAGAAGTTATACCAACAGGATGTTATATGGAAAAAGATATGCGGGGTTCTGCAATGGGAATATATACCAACGATTTAAAATCTAAATATATACTAAATGAACTTCCCAGTACGTAATAACAAATCTAAAAAGTTGCAAAAGGAAACGAATAATAAGTTCCCAAATTCCCCAAAACCAAAATCTAAGTCCAAATCGAAGGCGAGAAAGAACCCATTACGTCAAGGTGTTGTATATAATAGTTTAAGTGATTTACTCAAAAATTTTGCCATAAAAAAGAGAAATACACCTGAACTTTTTAAAAATAATAAAAACAAGGTTAAAAAATAAAGAATCACTACAAGTAATGAACAACGATCCATATTACAATTTCTGTTTAGAAGAAATCATGTTCTACACAGAAAAGATAAACCAAATTATAAAAGAAGGGCTTAAAGACCCTAAAAAGTATTACGAAGAATCCAAAAGTGAATGGAAAAAAATATACCAAATGATTCCTGTTATGTACATGATGAATCAGATCGAAGATGAAAAAAATTAATCCAAAGTTATATACCTAACCTCTAAATCAGTGTTAAGTGATGTAGGAAAATTAATAAGGTACCCTTCCGTAAACCCTGTCAAGCGTAGATAGTTTTGTGCTTGTGTTACCATGACATCGTTCATGGTTTTAACTGATTTTAGTTCGACCACTGTTTTGTTATTTAAAATTAAATCGGCGCGAAGATTCCCTATTGTGTGTCCTTCAAACACAATAGGAACTATTCTCTCCGTTTCGTAGTGTACCCCATTTTTCCGCAAGACAACTTCCATCGCATTGTGATACACCCGCTCACTATAACCGGGACCAAGTACTTTATATACGTGTTTGGCATATTGTTGTATCATTTATTTAAGTATTACTTATATTTTTAAGTAAATGCTTCGTACATATTGAGGTAAGTTGCAAAGCTTGTCCATAAAGCTAATGGAATCATGGCATTTCTAGATTTTTTAGGTAAAATTCTTACTAAGTGCCACGACAGCAATGCAGTTGATAAAAGTATAAAAGATGCAGATTTTTTATTTTTTTTACATGAATAAATATATAACCATAAACAACACAAGGCTGTTATAATTGAAAATAAATAATCTTTTTTACTAGAAGACCATGCGAAACCCGTTGTAAAGTAAAGTATAGGCCATACGACACCAAAAACCCACCCAGGTGGTCTAAATGGTACATTTTTTCCTGAACTAACTAAAGATCCACATTGTTTTGTTACTAATAAATTTGATAATATTATAAAAAATGCAGGTGTGTATAGTCTAAAATTATACATATTTATATTAGAATAATATTTTATTCTGTAATCGTGTATAAACCTTGTTCTTTTTCATCTTGAAAATCTCTTATAAGTCCACTATACTGTTTATTATATCTTATAAGAGCTCTAGACAATTTCATCATACATTTATTAATTTCATCAAAATGACCAATTTCCATTGATACAGAAATATGTTCTTGATACCTTTGGGAAACATCTTCTATTACATCCATGAGTTCATTTGAAAAATGTATACCTCCTTGTACATATTTTTTTACATCTTCACCCATTTTTATATTATTATACTATTATTTTTAAATGACGTATAATATAAATGTGGATGCTCTTGTGTCGACCCATCACAATACCAGTAACTAAAGTTTCAGATCAAACCATGATCAGTACCGATAAATGTCGAATAGTAACGGTATCTCCTACAGATAATGAAAGTAGATACGTCATTGATATAGTCGATGACGCACCCGAAATTCTTATAAAACCGGATAAGGAATAAATGTAAGTATATATAAATGCCGTCAACACCTTTCGTCAATAGTAGTATACGGTCAACTATACCTAACCCATGTGAAGGTATTCAACAAATACTTATCAAGGTAATATACGAAAACGATCGTGGGCGAGGTCCTGTTCAAAGTATAGAAGCGTACGCGTCCCCTATATTTTCGTTTAATTATAATGCATCGTATCTTAACCGTAACGATACGTTACCGACGCCCGAGGATGGTACTATTCGACCAATATCCATGTTTAATTATAATCAGGGGTTATGGAGTGATACTCAAAACGTACTCGTTATTAAAGATTATATTTTTAGACACGACTCAGTCTGTTCACCAACAACTCATTACACGCGATTACGGGATTTCTTAACACACATCCGTGAAATATACAATTATGATGGGGCGATTACGGGAACGGATTGGTTATGTAGACCACCGTTATTACCGGAACCTACGTACGATAGAGATATAACATTACGAAATGTTTCCAGAACTGTAATGGAACTCGTCGATAAAAACTCGGAAAATTTACCCGAAGGTGATTATTTGAAAATATGCGATGAACTTAAAAGGATACGTGATTTATAGAGTAGTATGATATGTCGGCTCTCAATAGTCTTAAGAAATATCTAAAAGGTAAAGGACAGGAAATAAACGATGAATGGTATGTCAAAATAGAAACACGAAAATCGGGTAAATCTGTGGGTATGACCGATAACTATTACTTTTCACCGGAAGGTAAGCGATTTCGATCCATGATTGAAGTCTATAGATTTCTAACGACGGGTGATAAATTTGAACGGGATGAAAAAACAAAATGTTTGAAAATTAATAAAGAAAATAACGATGAAATAATGGATGATTTATGTGAACTTGTATCGGATATGTACATAAATGATAACATTAAAAATCTACACGATACAAATTCGGGTATGTTTCGAAAATTGAAAAAAGATTCGATTAACTTTATAGATTGTAAATTACAAAAAACAAGAATTCAAAATATGAGTGAAAAATATAGTATTACAATTCCAAAGGATACACCGGAAGAGAATATAATACACTATTCGAAAGCGAATGCCGCCAATTTAGTAAAAAACTTTTTTAGAAGTGCACCCTCGTGTTTGGGGTGTGGTGCGAAGAAAAATGAAATACAAAGTGGAGGTAAAAAATGTATTTTAACGCATGCACATACGATCAAATCTCGACCCGAAATTTTAAAAATGGCTGTCTCGGAATCACGAACTGAAGAAGGATATAAAACACATGTAATATTGAGGAAGTTTATAGAATTACATAAACAGTACCCCGTCGCAACGTTGTGTTGGGAATGTCATCACATTCTTGGTTAAAGATTAAATAAGTAAACTTTATAAACTATAATGACTACCTATAACCAAAAACCATGTGAATTTAAATACAAAATCGACTCATGTTCGAAAGTCGTTGACGGTGATACCGTCGACGTTCTTATCGACTTGGGGTTCGATGTACTCATCCGCCAACGCGTGAGATTACTCGGTATCGATACCGAAGAATCGAGAACGCGTGATTTGACCGAAAAAGTTTACGGGAAACACGCCAAGAAGCAGATCTTGAAATGGGTGACGAAAGCCGTCGAATCCGATAAGGACGATTGTGAAATTGAATTGCGATGCCAAGAACGTGACTCGGTGGGTAAGTACGGACGCGCACTCGGTGAATTGTGGGTTTACGAAGAT